TCCTCTAATACATCCATCAAACTGAGAATTTGTTTTTGATGTATATGTAATAATTTCATCATCGATTTGAATCAAACCATATGATTCTGGAAATCCTTTCGTTCCCGTAGGATTGATTCCAAGATCAACCTTTACCGTTGTGCCAATAATATCTACATCAGACAACAATGTGACAGAATCTGAAAGATTAGTTGTCTCATCAAGTTTAATGTAACGATCAATGTTCTGAATTAAATCAACAGGGGCACCCTGAAATTCTTGTGCCAGGTAATATTGTTTTAAAAATTCAGAAATAAGAGGAAACTCCTCTCTAACATAAGAGGGGAGTTGATTCTGTACTACGTTGTTAAACTGAACTCTCTTTTCTGCCATTTTATGATACTATTAGTAACCGTATGAACCGCCACCTGAGCTTCCGCCAGATGATGAAGTAGGTGATGTTGTAGGTGTAGTTATGGTTGCTGTCCCATCAGCAATAGTAGCAACTGGTACAGTTCTACCTGTGGGAGTAGTTGTAGATGTCGCAGCAGGTGCTACTGGAACACTACCTCTTCCACCAGGTCTTACTAAAACTCCATTTGCATAACTTGAAGATACAACATAATTTGATGCTGATGGGTCTAAACCAGATGAAATTTCATCTACAACTGTTTCAAAAGTGCTGTCTGAGATTTCTAATTGTAGATAAAGGTCTTGTAACCCAATTACATCATTAGAAATAGGACATCCAGATATTTCTATAATTGTTTGACCATCCTTTGTTTTACCCGATAAAACATTTATCGGATTTAAGGTTAATATGCCTCTCTTATAATCAATTGTTCCAACATTTCTTCTAACAATAGTGGGATTTGTTGAATTAATAGATGGAACAGAGAATATGAACAATTCTCCAGTTTCTCTGTCGGTGTTTGGAAGATCAGAAATATAAACGTCTGTATTGATACCTTCAACTCTGAAAGCAGAGGTTTTAATATTGTATCCACTCATTCGTTTAATATAAAATGCATTACCAAAACCAATAGCGTACTCAACTAAGGCACTTAGGGTTACTCTCAAGTCACGTCGCATCTGAATAGTTGTAATATTCGATGTGATTGATTCGTGACTATCATCAATTACTTTCAAAAATTTGCTGTATTTGAATCTTGCCCCATACTTATTTAACTCAGTTGATTCGGAGTACTTTGTGACATTGTTTTGAACTAAAGTAGATACAAATTCAGAAGATGGCGCTAAGTTTGTGTTATAATAGACCTTTGTATTACTTTCAAGGTAGAGATACTTAAGATCAAGTATTTCTGGTATAATACCAGCAACAGAATACTTCTTAAGTTTAAGTTTAATATTTTCTTTGATTAAGTTTGGTAGATAATCGCCAAACTTTGGTTTAATGCTGATAAAGACTTTTCCATATTGTGGAGGAACTAACTCTTCACCACCAAATACCGAAATAGACTCTGTTTCTGGGTAAATCTTTGACGGAATAAGAGTTTCGTAGTCATTTGCCGTCAGTGCTCTGTTTTGAGTCGCGTAAATCCTTGGAGCAAACTTTTTAATCGATTCTACGGTCTCAATGTTCTCTCCACCTGCAGAAACCACTCCAGGGGTCACCAGAGACACCCCAGAGGTGACATTAAACTCAGTACTGTTCCTGGTATATGTTAGTCTACCTGAGAAATTAAACTGACTGATACCATTTGCAGCATCACCATTATTGACAATGTAATTTGCAGTTATATAATTACCTTCTTCAAGTGCTTTTCCAAAAACTCCGTCTCCAAAGATGAGTTCGTATCTTTCATCTTCAATTTCTTGAATATAATAGACTTTTGAGTCAGAGTTAATTTCAAACAGACTATCTTGTAAACTATATTTAGCTGCAGCAGTTGAAAATTCATTATTTTTAACTGTAACTCGAATTAACTCGGTATCAATGCCAGCATTTGGTAAAATAAACTTCTGATTTAGGTTTGTAGAGGAATATATGAAGTTAGACTCTAAAAGAACACCCTCATAAATCTGAAGATCATCAAAAGATGCAATTCCATCAAAAACTGGAACTGTGACATCTTCTAAAATTGAAAATACAAAAGATTGTCCTGCAAATGCTCCCGATGATGCTGCAACAACACCTTTTTTCAGTGTAAGAGTTGCGGGAGTCGGTGTAATCGAAGTTGTATCAACAAAAAAACTAATTGTTACTAATGCTGACTTTCTTGACCTGGGAACATATCCAATATTTCGTGCAAGTGAGACAATATTTTCTCTTAAAGTCGCACTATCAATAAAAACCTCATTAGCAACCATATTTGCGTTGTATGAGGTGATATAAGTGTTGTATGCCAAAACATCAACGATTGTTGAAAGGTTGGACCCTTCAAAATCATAGTCAGTAAAGTCAGAGTTTGACCTTAGATACTCTTTTAGTGATGTTTTAACCTGTTCAAAGTCCAGGTTAGAGAAATTGACTAATGGCATTTTACCTTGTGGGTTGCAACACGAATTCTAATTGCTGTGCAGGTACATCTGCACCAATGATGTCATATACTATCTGTACATCAAACTCATTGCTCTCAAAATTAGGACGAGTTTTGACAGATCTCAATCTCACTCTTGGTTCATTATTTCTGATTGATCTTTCTATTTCATCTTTAATAGATGATGCTGTTAGATCATCCATATTATCAAATAATAGTTTAGAGATTCTTGAGCCAAATCTTTCATTAAAAAACTTTTCTCCCGGGAGGGTAAATACAATATTTTTAACTGAACGAGCAATTGCACTCTCATTTTTGATTGCAATTAAATCATTAGTTAGTGGATTAGACTTAAAGGACATGCTAACGTCCCTAAAACCTTGACTTACCCTCTCTAAAGGCACAACAATACGGCAATTATTACTTATTTATCAACCAAAAAGTGGTTCTGGATCACCCTCTGGATCAAAAAGTTCACTCTCTTTGATTTTATCGGTCTTTTTTGGGGTAATCTTGTCGTTAGAGATCTCTCTTAGCATTTTTTGATGCTGTTCATTTGCCAAATTTTCTAAAAAATCGTTATTCGGAGTCATTTTCCTCTTTTTCAGGTGAATTTTCGCGTTCTTTTGCTGTTTTCCAAAAATATTCGTCTTCACGACCCATACCAAGACGTTCAAAACCGTTTTCAACTTGATAATATTGAGTCGAAACCTTAAAATCAGGCATCTTTGGCTCAACAGGAGTCAGACTGTTGTCATAGATACGCATTCTATTGTTTGGATAGAGTGCATACTGTCCATTTTCCAGTTTAATGAGGTTATGAGACTTATGTTCAGCTGGGTTTTCGCTTGTTGCATAGTCAACTACCTCAGGATCCTGATGATAATTGTCTAAAGTACAAATATAGGTGCCTTTCTGAATCCCATAGTCTCTTGTATATAGTTCATAGTCCATAGAACCAATGAATTGCTTTGTTACAGAGACTACTCCATAGTCCATACAGTTCCAAAACTGTAGATTAGGTAAATTCATATCAGGGCTTGGTGTCTCTGGTGCTGAGACAAATGCGCTGATGGGTAATTTGTCATACATTGCAGCATACTCTGGTAAGTATGTCTCAAAATAAAAAGTGCGCCCAGGAATCGACTTTGCCGATACCCAGACGCCTTTGACAAATTCACCATGACCGCTTTGATGGTCCGTAAGATATTCTTTACGTACCCAGACCTCTACCGAGGGGAGGTTGCAAATAAGTGCTGCCATTATGAATTAATGTATCTTTACTTATTTAACCTCTTCCTTGACCACGATATCGTTTCTTCCCTTTATTACGAGAAGTCGCGGATAACAGAGTATACTGTGAGTTCCCTTGCCGAGTTTTCTTCGGCTTGCCTTTGATATACGTGCCGCCTTTCATCATCATAGTTCAGTACCTCTTAAATAACGCGAGTTTTTTCGTGACCAACTCTGATACGAGGATCGCACCAGATTTCATAACCTGATTCCTTTGCATCAAGACAGAATGAGACATCCTCACCGCACATGTCTTGAACACTTCCACTCTCAAAGACTTGCATCTTAGGAGCAAACCAAGGATATTCCAGATTCTCAAAGACACCCTTCTTAATGAGTACCCATCCAAAACCTGTATAATCCACGGTGAAGGGCTTACGACGCTTACTAATGGATTCTACATTCTCATGATTCATAACTCCGCCATTCTTACGGAAATCATCTTCTTCTAACCAGTGTGCGACAGAGGTTGTGTGACCATCCTCAGTAGCATACCATCCTGCAACGATTTCTTTCTCTTCTCCTTCTGCAGGAATTGACATATCACATAGTTGCCAAAACTTCTCTGTGTTGAAAACAATGTCACTATCAATCCATAACTGATAGTCATACTCAAGACGACCATCCCATGGAGTTTGCTGAGGACCACGGAGAACATTTGCACCAAGTACCTTACAACGTGCAAAGTTAACCATTGATGAGTAATCTTGACTGATCTGAATACTCAAACCACTCTGTACCATATCAAAGCAGAGTTGAACAAAGTTCTTCAGAAATGTATATGAACACCCACGTCCAGGAAGACAGAATACAATTGTCTTACCTCTCATGCGTTCTTTGATTGCTGCAATGTCCCACTCTGCTTCTTTCTTCTTGGGGGCATTTGCTTTAACTGTAAATCCTTTAGCCATAAGATGAATTAACCTTCAAGATCAATTATAACGTTTATTATGTATATTGTCAATATCAGACTTACAGTCCTCTACTTTCAATATGAATGTTCGTGGCCACCCATGGGGGTTTTTACTAACTCCTCATATGACAAATCCTCAAGTTTATAGTCGGTGTGTAATAAACCAACCATTCCATTGAGGGCGTTCCATGTATTATTAAATTGTTGCTCAGTTAGATTGTTATATAAACACTCTTCCTTTGCATAGATGTGATAAACCTTTTCCATTGGTTTTTTACCTCCGGGAATTTTTTTTGGGCGCGGAATTTTTTTTTTGTTTTATATATCTAAGTCGAATTGTCACCTCTGTAGGTTAGGGTAGTTAAGCGTTTTTATCACGCCCCCCATAACGCAACAACAACGCCCCCATAAACACTGTCATTTCACTGATACTCCCAGTCTATCATATACGGGGCAGAGTGTCAACAACTGCCCCTCTACTATCAGACACCGAAGTAACAATCAGAATTGATCTCGACAGTGTTTACTTTAGGGTCTCTGTAGTTAACACCGTCAGGAGTCGATAAGTCATTGAGATCACATCCTTCGAGCGCATCTACAAAGTCTTCATAGTTACCCGCAGCACCTGCAAGTTGATACAAACCCTCATCATTACCAATCCAGAGAGCAACATTCCAGGTCTCCCAATTTGTCCAACCGTTGTAGCGGGTGTCGGTGAGATCTGTCTGAAATGTTGTGGTCATAGAGGTTCGAGTCATGCTTACACTATAGGGACACTTTGCCCGACCCCCCTTTGTGATACCCAGAGAGAATGACTGTCAATTAGTACCCATAATTACCAATTGACGGGATTACTCAGATCCTCCACGTAGCTATCAATCACCTGCTCATTCCCCTCCAATTCAAAGAGGTTCTCCCAATCAATGTTGTGTGGGTTGAAGTCTTCCATCACCTCTAAATCCAGGGTGATTCTATAACGTTGCTTCTGTGCTTGACTGATAGCGACTGACATGAATCTGCTCCGAGAGTGATACTTTGTTATTATAGAATGAATGAGAGTTATTGTCAACGTGCCAATCAGTATTTATAAGAAACACTGATATTTTTGCGTTGTCAATCCCTGGGAAAACTTATGATCGGGGCGTTGACATTTTCGCGGAGTGGTGATAGAATGCACGCTAAGATCACAAGACCAGAGCACATTAAAATCAACACTTTTCCACAGAAGTACACCTTAATACACAGATAAATGATACCTTTTCCACAGACTTGTGGAGAACGTATAAACAACCCATATACATTAATAAAACCTTTTTTAATATAAAAAAAGCATAATCTTTATGTATATGAGCAGAAAAGGAGGGTTTTTGACCCCCCGTAGTGTAATTCAGGACTCTTGCTGATAGTCAGTCAGACCCTCTAAGAATTGAAGAATCTGATTACCATTTTCACAAAGATTAAGTGCATTGATGATTGCTTGCTTAGTCATGAGTTAGAGTCAGTTAGAGTGAGTTTGTTCTGGATCTTGTCTTATCAGTAGAGTGCTTCGATTGCCTCCAGGATGAGAAGAATATCATTGCCATTCTGTGCAGATTCAAGAGCAGCAAAGAGATCAGACTTAGACATGAAAAGTGTTAGTTAGTGGGTTTGTGATTGGTGAGTTTTAAGTCATCACCAGGACTGTTTTAGTAATAGGTCTTACGCTGAATACTGTGCTGCCTATCGGTTACTTAGTGACTATGCAAAGATGAAGCCGTTAGTGAAATCATAGGTATTAAAGACTTTACTTTGTCCTGCCATTCCTACAAACTTATCAACATACCACTTGAAGTTTTTCTGATATACACACTCTCCGTCAACACAAAACTCATTACAAAGTGCATTGAGTCTGCTCTTTGTTGTATTAGACTGATAACCACCATCAAAGATCATCATATCAGTATCAGTAATTTCAGCAATCAAATTATCATGAAGGAAGACAGAAGTAACAACGCATTTGTCACCATCATTGAAGAAATTGACGACCTTTGTGTTACCACATTTCCAGTCAGTTTCAGACTTGATTGCAGCAATCATTTGCTTTTCGATCTTACGCATGATTTGTTTGAGTTAAGTGGTGTGGTGGGTTGCTGTCCCCTATACTATAGAGACACTTTAGGCGTCCCCCCTTGTTGATACCCTTTGAGTGATGATGGAAAAAATCGGCATTCGTAACACTCGGAAGAACTCACATACCATTCATAAACTCATGAAGTTCTTGATTGTATTGTTCTTCAGTCTCAAATGTGCGACCATGAATAACACACGGAAACTCTTTCTTTTGAAACATTGTTGATGTAACTTCTACATCTTGTTGATCATAACCCATTTCAATTAGGGTGTTTACATAAGGATTGTTTGTCATAATTTGTTGATTGTACGTTGGATGGATTGATTGCGATCTTCGATGATTTGTGTCATATTGCTATCTAACATCTCAATCATAAGATTAGCTCCAAGAATAGCAAAGAGTGCAAGAAAGAAGATTCTCATTTGGTTTGGAAAAGTGTGAAGATTTTAGATGAAATGGAATCGGCAAGATTTGATTCTTCATTGCCATAATCAGCATAGTCATTCATTGCTGATTCAATTGCACTCCATTCGGCGTCGGTGAAAAAGTCTTGGATAGTCTTGGTTTGATTGTCTCTCATACTATAAGGACACTTTAGACGACCCCCCTTCGGTTCAGTCTTGCAAGAGTGCGGGATTGTATTGTTCAACCTCTGCAATCAATTCATCGACTGACAAACTATCTAATTCTGCATTTTGCATGTTTACAAAATACTCTTTCAAATCTTCCAATGACATTTGACTCAAGTCCCATTGAATCAGTTTCTCTTGAAGTGCATCACGATCGATAATGTTGTCAGTCATCAAACTAACTCTTGCTGATACTGCATCAATTGCTCTTCTGTTGCTTCATCTACTGCATCTTGTATGCAGGTGTAAATGTAATCGCAATCACCAACTTGATAGAAGATTCTTTCAGCAAGTTCAAGATTATCCTCGCAAGGATATGTTGGTTCGTCATTCTCATCCCGAATCATGCAATCCTCAGCAGTGTAAATCCATGCGGCACAAGGTGCATTTTCACCCTGTAATTGGATCATCTTAGTGATACGATCTTGAAGTTGTTGAAGAGTGTAATTCATTTGTGTTTGTGATTGAAGTGAATGAAGGTAAGTTTTAATAAGTGACATTAACTAACTCATGTGATGAAGCGATTAGAGTAACTTAATCGCTTCACTGGATGAAACTTGTCAACCACAACATGCCATGGGAGAATATTCTTCGCGAGGCATTTTGTCAAGATTAAAATCAGTTACCTCAGAACCATTAGCAATGCGAGAATGCCAATCGTACTTTGCTTCAATACCAAGAATTGTGCTGTATGATTTCATTCCATTAACACGGAAAGTAACGCGACGAATGAAACGACGAACAGTAACTTTCATGCCTTTGACTTCATCAGCCTCAGCAATGAATGCCTCAGGGAAGTAATCAACGATCGTGGCAGAGTTGGTGACTTGCATGTTAGAAAAGAAAAATTGAACGGTGCCTATACTATGGAGACACTTTAGGCGTCCCCCCTTTGGATCACCCTCCGTAGACTTCCTCAGCAATTGGTGTATCACTTATGCGATCAAGATGATCCCATAAAGTATTCTTCTCACCAAACATTTCCTCAAAGAGATCAATGTTTTCGCGATCATATTGTGATTTGACTGACATCATTTCAGTCTCAATCCATGCAAGTTCCATACGTTTCTTGTCAAGTTGTTGACGAAGATCGTATAATTTTTGATTACGTTCGATGAGAGTCATTTTAGTTTCGTTCATACTATAAGGACACTTTACACGTCCCCCCTTTGATTCATCGAAAAACTGGATTCACTCCAATTACTTTTGCTGTAGGATTACGTGCCAATGCTGTTTCCCTTGCATCTTGATTGTTAACGGATTGTACTTCTTCAGTGAAGACTTTGCCACCAACATACAACTTGACTTCGTATTTCATAATGATGGGAGTAATTTAGTGGATGAGATGATTAACAGAAACGTGAGCATGATTACCACGTCCCATGATTTTGTTCTGATGAAGAATGGCACAGAGATAGCATCACCAATGAACTGCATAATCACTCCTAATGATAGATTCACATGGAGAATGATGAAATATGCAGTGACCACAAGAAATGATCCTATGACTCTACCAACGGTGTCAATTTTCATAAAGTTCAGCGAACATAAAGATAACCTCCCGCCCAATCTGCTCTTTCAAAACACAACTCACGAGATGCAATCTCAAGCAAACGATAGCGAACAATCTTTGCAGGTGCTTTGAATGATGCTGGTTTGTAAACTTC